AACCCCCGCCTTGAAATCTCAATTGAGGATAAACATCCTTGCGTTGGGCATACCCACAATCATTGAAGGGCAAACGTGTGGCAAGGATATAATATGTATCTTCTACCCATGGTTTTCATTTACTTCATTTGATTTGTCATTTGCCAAGAAATGCCCCCTTAAAACAATCAATCCGAGACCGATTATATTAACGGTTGTGGTAGAAAGAATGGTTATCATTATAGGATTCGGAATGCTTATACTAAAATACGGGTTGACTGCCGGTATCGACACATAGCTTGCCAATACAATACACAGCACTATAAAAAGATATACAGCAATTACCCTCAAAGACCACTTTTCAAGTCTCCTTCTTGCTTTCGTGTTTTCAACTATGCGATGTAAATGAATCAGCTCCTTACTCTTCTTGATATTTCCGTCCGTTGTTTCTGATTCCAACAAGGACTGGACTGTATCGAGAATATTAAGGTCCTTCTTTTTCTCCTTGAATGGCTCTGAAAAGAAAAATTTAATCCAATATGGAATATAATGCCCTAAATGGATTAAGTAATGATACCATTTAATGGGTTTTCCGGTTCCGAATATAGAATCAAAAAGACTGGAGTTATCATTTGGACCTTTCATTGTTTTATCCTATTTTGAGGTTTTAGGAAATAGGCCTTAATCAGTTCCTTTGAAATAGGAGTATTCCATTTGTTTTGCCCGGCAATGTCCCCATTTTTATTTTTTATGTAAAGCGTATCATACCAAGGAGAACCTTCCTGATGAGACCATTGGGTTAATGATAATGCACTCATGTTATACATTGCGTCAACCGCGGTCTTTACCAATTCAAGTGCCTTAGAATGCTTGTTAAATTCGCACAACACATCTTTAGGAAAGGAAGTGACAATTTCATCAGGATTTATCTTTTTATTCACAATCGGGAATACCGGACCATAAGGCCATGCCTTGGGAGAATCGTCCTCAAACAATAATCGGTCAGTCTCCGCATAGTACACACCATACACATAGAACAAAATTTTATTGATTTGGGTCTTGTTCAAACGTACCATATGCAGTTTTTGGGCTGCATACTGAATCAGTCGGGCATAGTCTGTACTTTTTAATACCATTGCGCAAATCGTTTAACGGTGCAAATATGGCATTTTCTGCTGAATTTGCATCATATCACATCTCTTTTTATCGTTTTTAGGCGTTATTTAGTCTAAAAATCGCATTTCAGCGGTAATTCCAACAAGTCAAAGAACGATTACGAAGAGGATACTACAGCATTTCCCTCACCTTATGCTTGCAGCAGTTGCACTCACACAGCAACGGGTGGGCATACTCCCACGTCTTTTCTACTATATCATCCCCGATATACTGGATTTCTTCTCCATACGGAGTCATGTCAAGCGCCTGGCAGATATGGGTAGCCAGATGACCGCACTCATGACGCCAGGACTTCTCAAACTCCTTTGCGGAGGAGGTTATGGCTATAACCATCACCGTTTTCCTATCCCGAAAATTGGAATATGTAACTCCGGTATTCATTTTCCCGGAGCTCATGTTGTCATAGGCTGTGCGGAGCATTTCCCCGTCACATCCGATGGAATACATGTTGTCGATTATCTCGTCAATATAGTATGAGTCAACGGCATAATATACGGAAACATTCCAATGGTACTTCTCTATAACGAATCTCTGACGTATCATGGATTATATCATTTCATCCCATTCTATAGGTTCACCGGCAGCAATCATGGTTGCGTACCACCGTCGCATTGTGGTGCCGTCCGGAGCATCCGGATCATCAATCACATCCTTGACATATACGGCAAGATGTTGCTCGTCCGGAATAGAAGATTTAAAAAAATCCGCTTTCCCCATATTGGCCACGTACACAAAATCGTAAAGTGAATTGTTGTCCAATTTCATGCCATATTTTGTAAGAAGTTCTTCTACCTTCTCTTTTGAAATAGGTTCTATCCGTTCTTTTTTACCGGTAGCAGGATTTATCTTTTTCATTAAAGAAACGGCAAAATCGCACATCTTCTTATTGAAGTGCCATCCGAAGTTGCTCAGATACGCCTCCATTTCTTCTGGTCTTTTATCTCTTATATCCAACGGTTCTCTGTATCTCATGACATATCAATTATTGTAGGGGAGCCGCAAATGCCACTCCCCAAAGTTACACTTAACGGTAACGGGAATAACGCCCGGTTCCACGAACTCCACGTCTTTGTCCCATGCCGCTGCCTCCACGGCCATAGCCACCGCGTTCACCCATGCTTTCCTCGTCATAATAACGTTCTTCGTCATAATAACGGTCATCATCCCGGCGTTCGCCCATACCCTCGCCTTCGGAAAGCTCCTCTATGCACTGCATGAGCTTGCCGCCGTAGCGAAGCATCTTTTCCGCATAGTCGGACATTTTCTCGACCTTGCTTTCGGAAATTTCAATCATCATCATACTATTGCTTTTTAGAATTGTTACTACCAGACGCCTTTTCAGAAGACTTGAAGAAATCAGCCATCATTGCCTTCAACTCACTCAATTCCTGACGGAGAGCCTTGTTCTCCGCATCCTGGCGCTGACGTTCCGCAAACTCCGGGTTAAGCACCTGAAGCATCTTGTCGCATGACTCCATGACCGAGCGGTGATGGTCCACGCTTCCCAATATCTCGGAAGAACGGTTTCGCATGGCAGCCACTTCCGCATTCATGGATTCCCTTGAACCGGATATGACCATGTTGCCGCCTCCGGGAAAATTCGCGTCGGCGATGTCCGACATTGCCGGTATCTTCTGGAAAGTGACTGTCTGCTCTCCGACCTTGATTGTTATGTCAACCACCATTTTCGGGGGCTGGCCATAAGGGATGGGTTGTTGCATGAACTCCGGGACGGGATTTGACACACCGACAACGGAACCGACCTCAATATACGGAGTACCGTCCTTATGAAGGACAAAGAACTCGCTGTTTACTCTTAAATTCTGAAAAGGCATAATCAATTAACTCTTTAAGGAGCGGGATTGCTCCCGCCCGTTGTTGTTTTTAAACCACTCCGGTCATAATCTGCAACGTGTTGGCTGCACGGTCAAACCAGAATTCATACACTCCGGTACCGGGAATGTCTGCCGCGGTCAACGCCTCTCCGTTATATTTGGTGACCGCCTGGGTGGCACCATTGGTCTCGAACAGAACGGGAAGCGTGCCGGTTGTTCCGGCAGGTACCGCTTGGGCGATGTCGACATATATCGTCCCTCTGTACCACGCGTTTACAAAGGCATGGTTGGGAAAGGAAAACACCACATTAGCAGTATTGACCGTCACACCCGAGGTTGATATAGCCGCAGAACCCCTGCGATTAACAAATTGGAAAGGATATACTGCCATAATAGCCTCCTTCCTCAATTAACCCCAGAAACCATTACCGGCAGCGTAAGGATTGAAACCGCCGTACAAGCCGTATTGGTATGCGACACAATTGGGGACCGCTGCAATAGGGCTGTAAGGCACTGTCACAGTCTCCGGCTGCTTGCATTCAATCTTTGCAAGACGTGCGCTCAAATCTGTAAGGGCCGCTCCAAGAGGCGCGGTAGCCTGGCCCACAATTTGGGAAGTCATCGCTGAACTCTTGTAGGCGCTGTTCTCTTCACGAAGCTTGTCAATCTTGTTCTGCATCTCACGCATCTCGGCAGCACGCTGTCCGGCAAGAATCTGCTGTGTGCTGTCCTTGATGGAATTCTGCAAATCACAGGTTTGACGTTGAGTTTCGTAAGCCACGGATGCAAAGCCTCTCTCCTGCCCGGTAGCAACACCGTTAATTGCATTCTGCAATGTGTTAGTCTGTTGGCAAATAGCCAAGCGGTTTTCGCAGCAACAAGAAGCAATTTGCTGGGCAATGCTGCAGTTGCCTTGTTGGATGGCATTGATAATCTGCATTGAACTCTGTCCCACCTGGTTGCCCACTTGCTGGACTTGTGACATTACGCCATTGATGGCACTCTGGACCTGACCGATTGAACAGTTCAGATTTGTGGCCAGATTGTTGATGGCCTGGCCGTTCCCTTGGATAGCACTCATAAGCAATTCCCTTCCTGCGTCATTGTTAATCAGATTGGGGATTCCTGCCGCTCCGTTGCCGCCACCGAATCCACCGTTACCCCATCCGTTGTTGCCCCAACCCATGAGGAAGAACAAGAAGATTACCCAGATGAACCATGAACCCTCCCCGCCAAAACCACTGTTGTTGCGACCGTTCATGGCTACAAGCAAATTCGGGTCTATGCCCTTCTGTTGCAGAAGCGGTGCAAGCATTGCCATCATGCCGCCGCCACCATTGTTCCCGCTTTCCGGGAACACATAAGTCTTTGTTTCGCTCATAATATATACAATTAGTTCCGGTCATATGACCGTTTACAAAAGTATATACTTAATACCGGTATGGAAATCAGTTGTTTCCCAACGATTTCCTAATGTTTTCCCAATATATTCTCAACATTTTCCCACCTTCCATGCGCTCACGGAAATTGGAAATCATGTAGTTCACCGCACGTTTGGTCTTGTGGATATGAACTGCTATCTGTGAAGGGTACATGCCCCTATCGGCAAGGAGAGATACAAGGAGATAACGGGCATCCACCGTTTCCGCGTCCTTGTCCGGAGACAAGATACGTTCTGCCGGAATTTCGGTTTCTTGTGATACGAGATTGATTGTTTCGGCAAAGATTTCTGACTTGCACATGATTTTTCAGATTTTTATCCGTATCTTTGCCCTGCCACATAAAACTTGATATATACATGAACAAAGCACAAGATACCGTGTTGAAGATATTAAGCCTCCAACGTGCGGTATCTTATGCTTTTTCAAATTTTTATGTGGCAATAATTATTTGAGCGTTGGGGGCTTTCTTTTTACTCTAAGCCCCGAAAAGAGCGCATTTTACGATAAGTTTTTTCCTATGGGCGTTTCTACTCGCCCGGATGATTAACGCTAAGTCATGTCAGCCTCCTTTCTTAAGTTTATAAACCATTTTCCCAAAAACTATCAGTAGTACCACTACTATGGTAGCAATAGCGAAACCTCCCACTTCCTGCTTGAAGGACTGCCATCGGGTCAACTCCTTCTCAACCGGATAAGGGACCTGAATGCTGTCTGTCCTTTCGATATAAAGCGTATCATGCTTGACTTTATCCACAAACAGATATTTATACCTGAATTGATAGACGGTATCCCCCTTGTCAAGTACATATACGCTGTCACGCATATATATGCTGTCACGCCGGTAAACGGTATTATACACGCTGTCTGTACGCACCGTTTCCACCGGGACATATCTTATGTTTCCACACGATGAAAGCAATATGCTCCACAGCATAGCGGACAAGCCGACAACAAGCCAGAAAGAAAGCCTTCTGAACTCCGACAAACGCATATGTTCAATGAACCTTTTCATGACTCAAACTTTAAATCGTTAATGCGGTTCATCCATCCCCGTTTGAACTTGTTGTTTGCCG